TATACATAACTTCTGCGCCTTTGTCTACATCTCCGTCGCCGGCGTTTCTAACAGCATCAGCTGTAAATACAAACTCATTCTTTGATAATCTTGCAGGGACGTCATCTGCTTTTTCCATACGTCCTATAGGTACAAACCCACCTTCAGCTCTTAAATCCATTTCTTTTCCATCCATATCTAATAATGGCATAGTCTTTTTAGCAACCGGCTCATTCATAGATCCACCTTCTGCTCTAAATCTTCTTGCTAATTGTGGATTAGCTCTTAATGCTTCTATGTCTATTCCACTGTTATCTAAAATTGCTTGTGCTTCTTCTTCTGATTCTTCACCTGTGCCAAGACCTAGTAATGGTAATAGTGAGGTTGCTGCGATTATACCACTAGGACTTGTTAAAGCTTTACCTAAAAAATTTTTCTTAAAAACATCTTGATCAGGACGAACTGCCTCCATTGTACCAAATAGTGATCTACCTGCTTTTGCTATGTTAGTTAAGCCAGATCCAGAAAATATAGATCTTATGCCTCCAAGTTGACTCATTGGATTTGCAAAATTACCAAAAAAAGTTCCTCCTCCAGCAACACTACCTAAACCACCAAGACCTGTATATAACAATGCAGCTTTACCTATCGGTGACTTTGCTATTTTTTTAACTCCACGTGTAACTTTTTTAACAAGTTTACCTAGACCATACATCTGTCTTGCTGATTCAAAATCCATTTCACCACCTACAACATCAGTATTCATGATACCACCTTCAGCTCTAAATCTTCTTGATACTTCAAAAGGTTCTTCTACCTCTGGTTCTTGGTCCATGTTGCTCGGTGCTTCAGCAAATGTTGTATCTACAGGAAGAAAGATATTATTATTATCATTGTCATCATCAGGTGTAAATCTATCTCTCATAGATTTCATATAATCTTTATAACCTTCTAGTGTATATGGACCTTGAGTTACATTTTTGTAACGTTCAATATTTTTATTAAGTGCAAAATTTCTAAATTTTTTAACTGGTGATGAATTTAAAAGTATACTTGATAAACCTAAATTTACATCCGGAACACCTTCTTTTTGTAATCTTTCTAAATCACTAATTCCAACACCTGTATTAAACGCTTCTTGATTTCTTCTTATAGCATCCCCTTGACCAATAGATGCTGTTCTTGACATTCTAGCACCAATTTCTCTGTTATCCCTAGCTGCTCTACCTGGTGTCGATACGGTTCCCATATCAGCTCCACCACCTTGGAGTCCTACACGTCCTCCTTGTTCTAGTAATTGTTTTGCTATTTGAGTTCTAGTTATGGCCATTTTACTATTCTATTTTGTTTTTCCAAATAAATCAAGGCTTGGCATAAGAACTTTTATATCTCTTCGAATGTCTTCTTCAGGTATACCCTTAGATTTCCATTCGTTATCGTCCTTGTATTCTTCGCCTGTTTTAAGGTTAGTTATTTTTTCTATTATTTTCTCTGGTTTTATGACTTGCATTTTTCCTCCTATGTTCTGTCAAATTCTAGTATTGATACTGTGCCTTCAAATATATCAGCAGAAGCTGCTTGTAATTGTAACTTGTCGCTCTCTTCTAATATAATTGTTCCATCAGATATAGATTTAGAATTACCTGCATTAACAGTATGCTCTGCAAATTGATAAGCTCTACCTGCAGACGTATCATATATAAAAGCTTTTATTTCCGTGTTTCCTGCTCCAACATTAGCTACATGTATGTTTTGTATGATTGCTCTAGACTCAGATGGTACAGTATAAATATCTGTAGCATCCGTTGTAGTTAAATCAAAGTTTGCGTTTTTATATCTATTAGCCATTATGCTCCGTTACTTTTACTCATGAACCAGGTAAACCTTTGTGATTCATCTCTTAAATCTTGTTGAAAAGTTGAGTTTAATTTTTCAATCAATCCATCTAAATCTCTAACTAAAGAATCAGCATCTTGTTGTTTGTATTCTTTACTGGGTCTTGTAAATACTACGGTTACTTTAGCCATTATCTACGTCCATCAGGTTGTGTATCTAATCTAAAAGTACCTAACTTCCAACTTTGAGAAGCTCCAGTATTGGCCACCTTTAAAGATATAGCTCTTGCTCTTGCACGAGTGTCTACTTTATCAGTAGAACTTGTGATTGTAAAGGGTCCAAGTGGTGAGCTTGCTTGAGAGTTATTAGGATAGTTTCTAAGTTGTAGGGTTACTTGTGTATTACCTGTTTGAGATAAAAAGTCAGGAATAAATCTTCTAATTTTCATAATGTATTCACCGTCACCTCTAAAAGTTGCAACACCTGTTACTTGACCTGTTGATGCTCTTTGTTGAGTAATATCAAAATCTCCTGATTCAATGTTAGATGTAATTGCATTTATACCACTTGCTAATGCTTCGTCAGTTCCTTTTTCATGTTCAAAGTATATGGTGCTTCCTTCAGTATTACCAACAACATCAAATGATGCATTGTCATCCGCATTAAAATATGTTGCATGTGGTAGACCAAATACAGAAGAATCTTGCCATGCTCCTCTATTTAAACTTCCTGTTGTCCACACTGGTCTTTGTGGTGTTGAGTCCATATAATTATAAGTCACACATCTATTAATAACTGTTGAACTTTCTGTGCAATAGAACCAAGTAATTTCTCCAAACAGATTATTTAATCCAACATTAATTAATTGGTTAGCTGTTGTATTTAAATCATCGTAAACAAAGTCTTCTACTAAACATGTCATCGTTTCTAAATTACCAGAGTATTTAAAGAAACCATTTTCTGAAAACCAATAAGCTGCACCATCAACTTCTAATGCTGCGTTTTGTCCAATCAAACCACAGTTAGTTCCAACTTGTTGAAAACCAAAAGTAAGTGGTTGACCAATAAATCTCATAGTAAACAAAGATGTATCTGTCCAAATATAAATCGCATCCCTACCTCTAACCGCACCTACAATTTTAGATCCATCTGCAAGTCTTTGTGTACCTGCAGTGTTAACTGCTGTTGGTTGATAAGTATTGATATCTTCTTGGTCAGAAAATCTAATAAACATTTCATCTTGAGTTGCTGGATTACCAATAGTTTCTTCTGTTCCAAAAAATACTAAGTGACGATCGGGAGTAGATACTAACATATCACGTGATGCTGTTGGTGCACCAGATATAATAGTTGCTCTATTGGTTACAGCATTTGTTGCATTTGAATCCCATTCAAATACTTGTGCATTATGAATTAGTGCAATTACTTTATCTCCAAAATTATCAATAGACCATAAACCAGGATCAACAACTAAGTCACCTGATGCAGCTTCGCCCCAAGCAACATAGTCTGAACTGTTGGTTATTGTTGCGCCATTAGAATGTGTGGCTGCTGTTGTATTTCTAACTCCTCTTGTAACTCCAGTTAAAGTATTTGTTGATATACCTGTGTATGAAATTTCCTCTGTTCCTATTTGAATAAAGTTTGTACCTGAACTTGGAAACAAAGATGCATCTGTTAATACGATAGTGGTAGTTGAAGCATTAATACCACCATTTAAAGTTGTAGTTGCTTCACCTGTTACAGTTCCACCCCATGAAGCTAATCCCCAACCAAAGCCAGGTAATTGTTCTGCGGGTCCTACTGGATAATAATGTTGTACTCTAATACCACCAGATGTTGTAGCTCCTGAACCAGTTTCTGCTGATGGCATTGTAATAGTTAAAGTTGTTCCTGTTGGAACAGATGTCACCATAAATTTTTTATCATCAAAGTCTGATGCTGAATAGTTAGAGTTTGTGATAGTTGTAAAATTATCTAAAAGAATAATATCGTTTTCTTGAATGTTATGGTCCGTGCTAAATGTTATTGTGACCGATGTTGAACCATTTGTGGTACTAAATGCGTTTGTTAATGTTGTGGTAGTTTTAATAGGATGAATGTCATAAAATATACCACCAGTATATGCGTATAAGATTCTGTTTGTACCTATGATTGCAAACTTGTTACCAGACTTGTTAACTAAATGATGTAAAGCTCTTGCAGCTCCTGTAAGTTTTGATTCACCTAATTGTGCCCAACCGCCAATTTTTTCAGGTGTACCATATCTAAATCTTACGTTATCACCATCAACCCATTGTCCTTCGGCTGTGGTTTCTGTAATTTGTTTGTTGAACCCTGGTTGGAATCCTATTTTTTGTAACATATAACCTCATTATAATACTATTTTATACCTGATGGTAGACCTAGCTTAGCTCTTCCATCAAATCTATTTTTGTCAGCAAATGGGCCATTTACATGATTATAATGTAGAAATACTTGACCGCAAATGTTCCCGTCAAAAGGCTCTCGCCAATGTTCGAGTTCACATCCACTATATACTAGCATATCTCCCACTTCAAGCAAGACTTTCGTACCTGTTGGAGCGTTGGGTTTTACAATATTTTGTCTTTCATTAATAACATTATCTGCTCCTGTGCCGTCTATAAATATAGGCCAAGGATCACCACCTAGATTAAGTGTAGTAGATATCTCACAACTAGGTCTATCTTTGTGTCTATGTAAACAATCACCTTTTTTGTATGCTCTAGCATAAGAGTAAGTTGGTATTAAATCTAATCCTGTATGCTCTTTCATTACAGGCAACATTTTAACTAGTAATGTATCCATTACAAAATCACCATAGCAAGAGTAAGTATTGGGTATTTGTTGATCGGTCCATGTTCCAAGAATAGGGGACTGTGAGTGTATATTATGTTGATACATAAAATCAACAGCATCTCTTTTAAGTAGGAAATAGTTTAGTATAAAGTTAGCTAGATCGTATGATACAGCGTTTTTAATTACTTGATATTTATTAGTTTGAAAACTCATACTATCATACACCTCTGTAAAAAATTAAAAGACACTGATATTCTTATATCATTAGATTTATTAGGATCAACACAATGCATTAACCATGATGGAAACATAATACATCTTCCAGCAATTGGTTCATAATGTGTTTCTCTAAATAATCTTGCAGGCACCGCACCTTCTTTTTGTCTAGGTCTAGACATACAAGCAACTGATCTTGGATCATCTATTTTTAAATGTCCCGAGTTCTTAGGTGCTTTTATATAATAGACACCTGACCATAATGAGTTTGGATGTTGATGGGCTCTGTTCATTCCACCTGGTGGATTTATATTAGCCCACATATTACCTAATACAGGTTCACTATCTAAATGTTCTTGTTCGTATATTGTTTTTTGACAAGCATATAACATATCAACTAGTTTTTTAAATTGAGGCAGTTCATGCATGTCTGTTGTTGAATGCCAACCTTGAACATTGGTTCTTGTTATACCTTTATCTTGTTTAGACCAAGCTACAATATCTCGTTCTAGTTCTTGGTTTAAAGTTGCGTGTTCTATATCTGCAATATAAACAGGTGTTGGAAAATGTAAATCTCTATGCATTATTTAAACGGTGTGCCTCCAAACCACATAACCAAAGATTTTCTGTTGCCACGTATTACAGGTTTGACTCTATGTCTAATAAACGATGCAAAGAATACTGCATGACCTTGTTTTAATTTTGCAACTTTACCTTCAGCCATTAATTCTAAATCGCCTCCTTCAAATTCTGATTCAGGAGATAACAAACAAGTCATCGATATTTTTCTAACCGGTGGTTCGTGTTGACAATTAACATCATTATCTACATGCCAATCATAAAACCCTCCTTCTGGATATTCTGTGTATTGTGCCATTTCAGTTATAGTCATTCCATCAAAGCCAAAATGATTACCATTTGTAGTTTTCATAAAACTTTCAATTTCTTTATACATGTTAGTCATTTTTTTAAATGGTATCCAACTAATGTGTGAAGTTCTTGTTTTAGTATCTATTTTACCACCTTTAATTCCTTTGCTGTTTCCAACTTCAGCATCATTTCGAGGTTCAGAACGTCCAGCTTCAATAATCATTTTACATTGTTCAGGTGTAAAAAGTGGTTTAACTGTTTCTACAATATAAGATTTCCATCTTGGTTCTGTTATCATATTAATATCCGTATTCTACCCATCCTGTTATTATGTATTTATCATTCGACAAAGGTGGGTTGCCTCTATGAACGTGTGTAAATTGTGCAGGCCATACTAACATAGTATTTTTTTCTGATTTAAATCTACACTTTTGATATAAAAATTCTGTCTCTCCACCTTCAGTTACATCATTAAGATATACCATAAAAGCTAGTATTCTGTTTCTTGCTTTCATCTCTGCATTCTCACAATGCCAAAAATGATAACCTTCACCTACTTTAGTTTTTTGTATCTTAACTTCTAATATATTATGTGTCGCTAATTTTTTTAAAAAAGAATATTTTTGAATATACAAAGGATACACATCTTTAAAAAACATATCTATAAAAGGTTTGTTGTTATAAGTCATAGGGACATTGGTGTCTCTAATGGTATCGATTGCATTATCGGCTACTAACATCTCATCTACTTGCCTTGGATACACTGCACCTTGTTGTTCACACTTATTAAAGTAATTTGTATAATCATCTATTAATTCGTTTGGCATAAAGTTTTTAAATATACCTATGTGATTATCTATATAGTATTGTTTATCCATTATGTAGCTCCTCTGTTTTTTATTGGATCAAATTGTACGTCACAATTTGCAGCAAGAGTTCGTCTTGTTTCATTAGTTCCATTAAATGGATATACGCAGTGTCTCATATCATAAGGAAATACATAAAAATCTCTAAGGTTCATTGGTGGTTGATAATCTATTTTAGCAAACTGACCATTAGCTGATCCTAATATTTGTAGTTTACCATTTTGTTTTATATGCCCTGCTGAGTATTCTCTACCATAAGTTGATGGCAACTTTAAAATCATTACACTTGATAAACCAGTGAATAACATACCTCTATGAATATGAGCTGGATTATATTCATGTTGTTTCATTTCATTAACCCAGATAGAATTTAAATGAGTATTGTATTCTCTAATTTTATTAAATGCTAGATAGTGTTTGAACACAGTCATAAAATAATCTATTACATTTTGTGGCAACATATTATGATTCTTCATTTTAGTTTGATCTTCTCCGTTATAAAATAAAGAATGTTCGTTCTCTATCTTACCTACTAACTGATCATTAGCAGGTGCGAGTTTATGAAAATTTTGTTCGTAGATTTGGTTAATCGTAGTAAATATATCAAGCGGTACTTGATACTTTAAAATAGACTGACCTAAAAATATAAAATCAAATTTTAATGTGTCCATATTTCTGTCTAATCCTTTCTGGAATCTTTTCAATGTAAGGGTTATATACTTTTCTAACAGGTCCATCAAATAGTTTGTGCATATTACTACCAACTATTTTGTCATCATAGGATAAACCATTAATAGACACTTGATTTAAATTATCAAACCTATGGTTAAAATAAGGTTCATCTATAAAGTTATAAATTTTTCTAAACTCTTGTTCAGGATTTGAAACCATGTCATCATATCGTACATGATGACATAGATTAGGATAATTATATGAATTTTTAATAGATTTAAGTTCTTTTACAATAGCACCATCTTCTTTCATTAATTGTAATAATTTTTCTTCATCTGTATTTCCTAATTTATTTACAAATGAATCAGGATTTTCTGTATACCATTGCATATAACTTGCAAACACATCCATTAAATCTCTAAGTAGAACGATACATTTAAAACCAGGTTTAAAATGTTTTTGCATTAATTCAAAGTTTCCAGGATTACCACTTATCATTACAGGTCCACGATCTATAATTATTTTTTGTGGCCAATCTTTATAATATAAATTATATACATTATCTAACATGTTATCTAAAGATTTGTGATCAGGAAAGTTTTGAAAAGTATCTGTTGTTTTTATTAAATAAAGATTTTTCATTATCTCTAAAGTTACAGAGTTAGCAGTTGCTGCTATTTCAGGATTTTGATTTATAATACTTGCAAATAAAGTATTTCCAGATCTAGGTAGTGCAACTAAAAAAAATAACTTACGGTTTTGGTTTACCATGTTGAGTTATTTGTTCGTTCTCTTTGTAACTATTTTCTAATTCACCAGACTTTTTAATTCTTTGTAATGATTGTAGTTGTCCCATTACATTAAATACTTCAGCCTCTGATGAGTTAGCATTTAGTGTTTTTGCTTTCTCGTGATACTGTAATCCATAAGATTCTAACTGATGTTGATTAACATCTTTGTCATTAAATGATCCATCATTAAATTCTTTTTTTAATTTAGACCACATTTTAATTTCTCTCATTCTATGTTTTGCAACTTTTTCCATAGAGGCTTTACCAAATATAGCTTCGTCTAAATCTATTTGATATTTAGTTGCTTTATATTCATCTTCTTCTTTTTTAATTTTACCTTCTAACCATTTAATCTTTGCTTCGTTTCTTCTATAGTCAAATGATAGAGTCATTAAATTGTCTAAGTATGATGATTGTTCTCTTACACACTGCCAATACTTTGCTGCTTTAGTTGGGTATCTATTATCTTGTAATACAGAAAACCTTGCTTCTGTTTCTGTTCGAAACATTTGTTTCTTGGTCCATGTATCACGAAGCTCGTCTACCATACCTTTAAATGATGATAGATCTTCTTGTGTTAATAGATTATTTAAATGTGGTTCTTCACCTTGTATAACTTCTTTGACGTCTTTTTTCATATCTTTATTCCTTTATAGTTTCTTCTTATATATACTAACTAAAATATATTACAAGTCTTATGAGTCAGTAAATGTTCTTGTAACTGCAGCACCTGCACCACTCCATTCTTCAGTTGATGCAAGACTTGTTGTTGGTGGATTTCTACCTGCTCCAGCTAATCCAGCAGTAGTTGTGCCTGATGCTCCTTCATATTCTCTAGCAGCACTTAAATCCGCAAGTTCTACAAAACTAACACCGTTCCATTCTTCATTTTTAGCACTTCTAGCACTTGGACTTTCGTCTCCTCCAACTGCTAAAGCAGAAGTAGAAGTTCCAAGTCCTGCTAGTGCTCTTCTAGTCGTGTTTAAATTATTTACTTCAGTCCAGTTAGTTCCATTCCATAATTCTGCGTTTGATGTTCTTCCAGGTGATCCAGGAGTTTGTCCACCCATAGCTATTGAACTCGTATAAGTTCCTGCTGCACCTGCTGTGGCTCTTACAGTATTTAAATCGTTAACTTCAGTCCAGTTAGTTCCATTCCATTGTTCAGTTATTCCAACTATTGCTGTAGCATCTGCTCCTCCAACGGCTAAACCCGTTGTACTATCTGCACCTACTCCCCAATGAGCGTATCTTGCAGTGTTTAAATTATTTACTTCAGCCCAGTTAGTTCCATTCCAAGTTTCAGTTTCATTTCTAAGTGTAGAAGGTGGAGCTGTTCCTCCATATATTAAAGCAGATGTTTGTGTGCCATTACCATAAAGTTGACCTCTAGCAGTGTTTGCATCATTAACTTCAGTCCAATTTGTTCCATTGTAAGATTCTGTTACATTAACAACAGTATCTGTACTATTGTTAATTCCTTGTGTAGCTAGTGTAGCTGTTTGAGTACCTGCAAAAGCAGACATTCCTCTTGCTGTGTTCATAGTTCCACCACTAGACCAAGATCCTGCAGTCGTAGCTGCTTGACCTTTTAAAACATTAGAAGTTGTATTATACCAAACTTGTCCTTCAACAGGATTCGATGGGTCCGATGCTACCGCTTCAATTTGTGTTCCTTTAATTTCTTTGTATGTTGTCATATTAATCTGTAGTTATTGTTTTAGTTAATACTGTTGAACCACTCCATTCTTCAGTAGTTGTTAAAGAATTATTATCATATCCACCTGCTGCTAAAGCTAATGCTTGAGTTCCGATATTACTTGATTGTGATCTTGCAGTAGATAAGTCTGCAACTTCTACCCAAGAGACTCCATTCCATTCTTCTGTTTGTGTTTTATAACCACCGCCAACATAACCACCAAAACCTAATGCAGATGTATTATCTGCTCCTGCTCCATTAAGGCTTCTTCTTGCAGTGTTTAAATCATTTACTTCAGTCCAGTTCGTTCCATTCCAAGATTCTGTTACTGCTAGCCCTCCAGAAGGTGGTGGTGCACCACCATATGCTAAAGCTGATGTATTAATTCCTGCACCTGTTAATGCCCGTCTTGCAGTGTTTAAATCATTTACTTCAGTCCAGTTTGTGCCATTATAAGATTCTGTTACTGCTAATCCTGTACCTGGTGGATTTGCTCCTCCAAAAGTTATAGCTGCCGTTGCAAGTCCTGCAGTTGAAGAACCCATGTCAGATCTTGCACTATTTAAATCATTAACCTCCGTCCAGTTAGTTCCATTCCAAGTTTCAGTATTAGCTACTTCAGGTGGTGAAAATCCACCAAATGCTAATGCAGCAGTTTGTGTACCAGTTCCTCTTACACCTGTTCTTCCAGTAGTCATATTATTTAATTCAGTCCAACTTGTTCCATTATAAGATTCTGTTTTATTTGAATAAGATGCAGGACTTGTAACATATCCACCAAAAGCTAAAGCAGCTGTTTGTGTTCCTGCTCCTCCAGAATTATTCATAGCAGTATTTCTGCTACCACCACTAGACCATGCTCCAATTGGCACTGCACCATTCCATTCTTCTGTATCTGCTGATGCAGAACCTGCATATCCACCAAAACCTAAAGCTGCTGTGCTACTTCCACATCCAGCTAGTTCTCTTCTAGCAACATTCAGATTGTTTTGTTCTGACCAACTAGTACCATTCCATAATTCTGTGTTTGCTGTATTACCAGGTGAATTTCCACCAAAAGCTATGGCTGAATTGTATACTCCCGCTCCTCCTAAACCAAATCTTGCATCGTTTAAATCATTTACTTCAGTCCAATTTGATCCATTCCATACTTCTGTATAGCCTCTAGCAGTTCCGTCAGTTCCACCAAATATTAAAGCATTTGTGCTGTCTGCACCAGCACTAGCTAAGCCATCTCTAGCTGAATTTATTGTGCCAGTATTAGTCCAATTAGTTCCATTCCAAATTTCTGAATTAGTGGGTCTAGCTGCAGGAGGATTAGCACCACCAGCTGCTATGGCTGATGTTTGAGTACCTGCTGCCGTTAAAGCAAATCTTGCAGTATTTAAATCATTAACTTCCGTCCAATTAGTTCCATTCCAAGACTCAGTAAATGCACGAGGTGTAGTCGAGTATCCACCAATAGCTAATGCAGAAGTGTTTGAAACTCCAGATCCTGCAAGATAAACTCTAGCATTATTTAAGTCATTAACTTCTGTCCAATTAGTTCCATTATAAGATTCTGTTACACCTTGACTAGCTCCATATCCTCCAAAACCTAATGCTGATGTTTGAACACCTGCTCCACCTAAAGAAGTTCTTGAATCATTCATATCATTAGCAGTTCTCCATGTAGCTGCTGTATTTGGATATTGAAACTTTAATGTGTTGGCCGTCTCGTTATACCACACCTCTCCCGTATTCGGATTATCGGGATCCGTAGTGTAGTTCTGTATTTTACTACCATGTGTGCCTAAGTACGTAGCCATTTAATTTTATTCCTCTAATGTTATGTCAGCAGGTCTTGTGTTAGTCTCTACTGCTGGTGCTTTTTCAGCATCAGGTAAAGCATCCCACGCAGCTTGCGCCGCTTGAACCTCTGCATCAACAATCGCCTGTGCCTCGTCTTTTGTTTTTACAGCACCTGCAACTTTAGCAATCCAAAGATTACCGTGTTTGTTGTATGCAGGAACTTGCCAAACATTTCCAGGATAGCTTACAAACGTGATTCTTTGAGATTCAACGTGATCGATGAAACCCTTTCCCCAGTTTTCTGCTACACAGTATTGATATGTTTTTGCCATAGTTTTCTCCTTTTATTAATCTGTTAATACCTTAATTGTTGATGAACTTCCATTCCATTCTTCAGTTGCACCAGTTGTAGGAGGTTCTCCACCAACAGCTAAACCTGCAGTTGATGTACCATTACCACCTAATTGACCTCTTCCTGTAGCTAAGTCTGCGACCTCTACCCAAGAGACTCCATTCCATTCTTCTGTATTAGCTATATTAGGCGCTCCACCAAAGATTAAAGCTGCTGTCGTAGTTCCTGCAGCAGCTCCTGCGTTTCTTCCAGTGTTTGTATCATTTAATTCTGTCCAGTTAGTTCCATTCCATGATTCATTAATAGATGAATTAGGATTACCAGTAATTGCTAAAGCAGCTGTATTAGTTCCTGTTCCTGCTATACCATATCTTGCAGTATTTAAATCGTTAACTTCTGTCCAGCTAGATCCATTCCATAATTCATTAACAGCAACAGGAGCTCCTGTATAACCACCAAAAGCTAATGCATTTGTATTACTAGACCCTGCACCGCCTCCGTTTCTTCTTGCTGTGTTTAAGTCTGTTGTTTCTGTCCAAGCTGATCCGTTCCAAGACTCTACATTAGCTGTGTTTGATCCTCCAGAAACTTCTCCACCAGAAGCTAAAGCAGAATTATAAATTCCAGCTTCATAACATGCTTGTCTTGCAGTATTTAAATCTCCAACTTCGGTCCATGATGTACCATCGTATTGTTCTGTTAATGCTGAATATGGAGGTTGCCAACCAGAAAACGCTAAAGCTTGAGTTTGAGTTCCTACTGATTTTAAAGCATATCTTGCAGTATTCAAACTACCACCTGTAGACCAAGCACCGACCGCGGCACCTGCACCTGCCCATTCTTCTGCTATTGATTGATCTGTTGTACCTATAAGTCCTCCTGCAGCTAATGCAGCTGTTGATGTACCTGATCCTGAAAGACCATATCTTGCTGTATTTAAATCTGTTGTTTCAGTCCATGAAGTTCCATTCCAAGATTCTGTATTTGCATAAGTAGTTGGACCACTACGATTTACTCCACCAAAAATTATAGTGTCTGTAACTGTTCCACCATTTTTTAAACTACCTAAATCGTTTCTTGCAGTATTCACATCTGTTATTTCTGTCCAATTTGTTCCATTCCATTGTTCCACAACTGCTGTTGATGTTGGATAAGATGGAGTTCCTGCTATACTTAAAGCAGCTGTTTGTGTTCCTGATCCTGCATTTTCTTGTCTTGCAGTGTTTAAATTATTTACTTCTGTCCAGTTCGTTCCATTCCAAGATTCTGTGTTAGCACCTGAAGCGGGTACCTCTCCTGGAGCACCTCCAAATAATAAAGCTGCTGATTGTATTCCAGCATTACCTGCCATAGACCATCTTCCATCATTTAAATCGTTTACTTCAGTCCAGTTAGTTCCATTCCAAGATTCTGTCTCTGCTTTGTAATTAGGTGGAGTTGGAGGACCACTTCCACCAAAAGCTAAAACTGCTGTATTATCTGCCCCAACACCTCCTACACGAACTCTTCCATTGTTTAAATCATTAACTTCTGTAAAACTTGTTCCATTGTAAGATTCTGTTACTCCAGAACCACTTGTACTAACTTCTCCTCCAAATAATAAAGCTGCTGTATTAATGCCCGCTCCTCCTAGAAATCTTCTAGCAGTATTTATACTATTAGCAGTTCTCCATGAACCAGCTGATGTTACATTTGGATATTGATATTTAAAATCTTTGTTAGTGCTATCGTACCATAGCTCACCTTCCACGGCTCCTGGATTATTACCAGCGTAGTTGACAACCGAAGTTCCAACTGTCTCCTTATAAGTAGCCATGATTATTTATTCTTTAACAACCAACCTTGAGTTCCATCTGTATAAACTAAAGTATTAGCTGCCCTTTCTACTGAAACTGTTAAATCTGCTGTTGAACCATTTATTTTTTCTGAACCATTTGCTGCGATTGTAAATGTGTTAGAATCAAATGTGCCTGCGTAATCTATAAATACTATTTCATCACCTAATGTACCTGCAGGTAAATTCATAGTTACAACACCACTTGTAGTGTTTACAAAATAACCTTCACCAGCTACTGCTGTGAAAGTAGAAGTTTTTACTGCTTGCCATGATGTACCACCTGATACTTCTGCAAAAGATAATTGACCAACACCTGTTGTTCCAGATCCTGATACTGAAGCTACTTTTAAAAATCTATCTGCTGTAACATTTCCAGTGGGGAATTTTAGTGTATAGCTTTGCCCTGAGCTATGTGCGGGTGACTGTAGTTTAATACCGTGTGAATTAGACTCACAGTTAAGAACAAGAGTACCTGGATTTGTATTACCACCAACAACTACTTCACCAGTTCCATTAGGTGTAGCTGTGATTGCACCATTGGCACCATCTGTAATTGTAATATTACCAGAGTTTGTTCCACTATTAGTATCTAAAACTAAATCTTGTGTACCACTTGTTGTAATTGTTGCTGCGGCTGAACCTGTACCAACAACAACTTCACCGCTTCCTTTTGGTGATATTGCTAAATCTATATTTGTATCATCACCTAAAGCAGATAATTTTGGATCATTGCCTGTGGCTGCATTTGTAACATTTAAATAATTTACTGCTGAACTTGTTGTACTAAAAAACAATTGTTCGTTTGAGTTTTCATCTGTAATACCATGAGCATCATCAAATAATATATTAAAACTATTTGTATCTAAATTACCACCAAGTTGAGGTGATGTATCATCTACAACGTCTCCACCTGTTTGAATTTCTATAATGTCTGGATTAGTTCCATCGTTTGCTGTTGCTTGAACTATAGCTGTTTTTTTATTTGTTGCTGCAAAAGTAAAAGTGCTACCAGATCCTGATACGTATTTAAATTGAACTGTGTAAGCGCCAGATGTTGAATTTTTTAAAATATAAAAATTTTCTACGTCTAAAGGAATTGTTACAACTTGATTCCCTGTAATTGAACCTGTAAACTCAATCATTCTAGCTTGAGCTGTTCCAGTTAATGCACCATCAGCAATAGTTAAAGCTGTTGTTTGTGCTCCACCTGCAATAGATAGACTTTTATAACCACCTGTTACTTGTTCAATAAGATCAAGGTTTGCGTTTGTTTTTGTTCCCCATGTACCAGCATTTTCGCCAGTAGCCATTTTTTCTATACCAAGAGGTGTATATGTTGATGCCATAAATTTTATCTCCTATGCAGCGTCAGTATAACTTGTATTTGATCCAGTTGCAACATTGGAATAATTACTATTTGATCCAGTTGAAAGTGCACTATATGACGTATTTGAGCCAGTGTCAACATCTTGGTAATGTATAATAAATGGTTCTCCAACAGTTGCTGTCATAGACAAACCTGTTAATCCAACTACTTGATCTTTAGGGTCTACACTACCAATAGCAGAGTTAAATGATAATCCTGTTAATCCCATTATTTGATCAGGAATATCTACGATAGTTCCTTGTTCAGAAGGAATAGATATACCTGTAACAGGAACACTTACTGATCCAGCACCGACCACGAATCCTACTGAAGAATCTATTTGTAATCCAGTTGGCGCTACTGCATCATTAGGAACAACCACGGATCCTTGTTGTGATGTAACTGTAAATGTTGGTGCAACAATTTCAACAGCGTTTTTTGCTGTAGCAGTTCCCTGTTCTGATGTAATTGATAAACCTGTAATAGATACATCTTCATTAGGTGCAAAAGCAGTTCCTTGTTCTGATGTAACTGTGAAAGTAGATGCTCCAATAACTTGATCTTTAGGATCAATAACACCAATAGCTGCTGTAGCAGAAAGACCTGTAATAGATGGTGTAACTGAAATACTTGCTTGAGCTGTACCTTGCAAGTCATTCATTTCTAAACCATTAGGGTCAACGGTTACACTAATTACATTTGAAATTGTTCCAAGTGTAGAATTAAATGACTGACCTGAAACTAAAACTAAAGCATCACCTGAAATTGTAACAGAGGGATTTAATGTAGATGTAATTGATAAACCTGTTGGTTGAACTACCTCACCAGAAAGATCTCCCCACTCTCCAGCGCCCCAGGCTTTTGCACCCCAACCTGTAGCTAATAATTCGTCCTCACCCCACTCGGCTTGGCCCCAGGTGAATCGTCCCCATCCAGACATGGGCTACTCCTATGCTAATCTTATGATTGCGTTCGATGAATCGTTTGCAGGAAACTGTATTTCGAAAGTTCCGTTAGTTGCAGTTTTATCAGAACCAAAAGCGATAATACAAACAGAGTCAGTTGTACCTGAACCACCATCTGTTGTTGTGTTATAAATCATTGCACCATTTGCAGTGAATGAAGCTGATGTCCATGAGATATCAGAAAAATCTGTGAAAGCAGTTGTTGAAGTTAAACCAACTCCTGTGTTTGTTAATGCTTTACCACCAGCAGAGTATGCTGATCCAGATGTATTTGTAATTTCGTTTGAAGTTGAATAGTCAGTTGTTGCTGCACCTAAAGATGCTGAACTTGTAAATAATGCTATTTTAAAAGTATGACCACCAGACCCTGAAGTATTGAAGTCATGTTTACCTTGTAAAAGTTCTTGTTTAAAACTTGAACATATTGCCGATGTTATTGCCATAATTTATCTCCTATTACGGTGACGGAGAAGGAACTTTAATACGAACTGTACCGTCTGTATAATCGTCTCTTTTACGTCTACCAAGTTGCTCTGCAGCAAACTTCTGTACCTCTTGTTTATATTTATTTTCATATAATGTCAACATATCTTGTGGACCTTTTAAATAAGAAAATGCTTCTACTAAACAAGCATATAACAATCCATTTCCAAAGTATTGACTTACATAAGTTGTAGTGTTTGATCCAGATAATCCAGTTGGAATAGCTTCATAATGTATTTTAAATACATAAGTAGTATCTGGTGCAGGAGCTAAAAATAGTCTTCCTGATGTAGTATCGGTTACACCTGTTGCTCCACCAAACATAGCATAATATTTAGGTTTAGCTCTAGCTGTTGATTCTGTTGATGGCTCAAATTCTTGTAAATACGTTTCATCTTTTTTCTCTAACCAAGTATTTGCACCTGTAGAAGCTGATGTTGAATCATAAACTTGTACACCTTTTACAAATAAAGTTTGAGCGGGTACGTTAATTGTGTTTTGTCCAGTAACCAAATTACCAATAGATTGTTTTTTGTAAGCATCAATAGGTACATCTCTTAAAATTCTAAGTTCGGAGTTTTCAATAAATTGATCTGTAATAGTAGCAGTTAAAACATTTGTATCCGTTTCAGTATAGTTTTGAATTGCTGTAGTTAATGTTGCGTATGTAAATCCAGCCATTATTTAATATCCCCTTTATGCTTTAAACGTATCTTTTTTTGTTTAGCAGTTTCTTCTTGTGGCTCTTCATACAAAACAAGATGTGGATCTTGTTTCTCAGGTTTAAATATATTTTTTATCCAATTCCAAATTTTATTTATCATGCTTCTATTGTTATAGGCCCAACGGAACAACCGTAGCCTCCTCCTTTTATATTACCTGTTGTAGCAGTATCTGAGTTAACTGTAAAATAGAAAAAATTAGTTATTGAATAGTCTGTTGTATCTCTTAGATCATTTTTATATTTTCCTGTTGTAATAGCATACCCTGAACCCTGTCCTATTTGTGCACCAGTTATTCCATCAAAGTTAGGAATAGTTGCATAAGCAAAAACAGGATTAGACTCTGTACCGGTACCAGGTGAAATTGTCGGTGGACCTCTGAATAAATAAGTTGTTCCATTTGTTAAACCATGTCCAGGAGAAAAAACATTTATAATTCCAGATCCTGCTTCATATGTTTCAAAACCATTATTAGAAATCATTACAGTTGTAATAGGTTCTGTTCTATCTGGTCTAACATTTAATAGTGCAATACCATCACCACCTATTGGTTTTGGTTCAAGTTGTGGTTGCTTTGGTTCATATTCAGATACATGTACAAATGCACCATTCCATTCTCTAACCATTTCTCTGTACGGAAACTCCATACCTGATCTATCAGATATCGCTTTTGAATGTTTTCCTGTTGCGTACTTTGCCATTATACTCCTGGGTAATAAGCTTTAGGTGTAATAAATGTACTTGAAGCTGAACCATCTTCTGCTAATGCTCTAGCTAATTCATCTTCATAATATAGTTTCATTTGTTGAACTAATTGTGGTTGATATTTTTGTGCTAAATAAAAAGCTAGTCCTGCAGTCATACAAGGCACAAATCTAAATGGAACATCTGTTGCATTTGTATAATCTCCAACATCTTGAATTCTTTTTATGTAGTAGAAATGCATATCTTTAGATGCATTAGTTGAATCTGGTGTAGGATAAATACTGATACTAACATGATCTATAAATCTTTGAACCCAGTATTGATTAGGTGTTCCTTGTGAAAGTTTATTTGAAAAACCTGCATAAGTTGATCTATCAACTTTAGTCATAGGGCTGTCTGATTGAGTAGTCTGAGTTCTATTACCTCTTAATTGTGCTTCAAGGACATCGGATATTCCATAAATTCCATTTGGATTAGAAGTAGCACTTGTGCCATCTGAACTTGCTCTATAAAACTTATATTCAGCTTGTCCTTGAATTAAATCAAGGTCAAGTTCACCTATTTCCCAATAGTGAATACCTCTATTACCCCATTCTTGAAATAGAATATTAAGAGACCTTCTTGCTGATCTTAACTGGTTTCCTGAAACAGCCTGTAAGCCTATACGTTCAAAAGCGTCTTCTATTATTTCATCAATAGAAAAAGTTTTGTCAAACGTTGTAGTGCCCGAGGTAGTATTAGCCATTTAACCTCCTAGCCAGTATATCCAATAGTAACTGATGTTGTATTGGTTAAGTCTAAATATATTCCAGTTCTACATCTAATACCACTTCCTGGTACATAAATGTCTAACCCTTCAGTTCCACAATTACCTTCGAATACTAAAGCCCCAGTTGCATCTGTTCCATCATAAAGTTTAATGTTACTGTTAGCTACGCCTTCAACTTGAATATAAGTTATTCTAGCTGGTCCAATAAAATTAGATGATGCGTCTGTTGCTCTACCAAATCTACCGTCAGAAGTTCTTGTAGAAAACTGTTGATCTGATGTTGCCATATTTTGTTTCTCCTTAAAATTAATATGTGGGCCCGGAGGCCCACACTAATTATTTATTACTGCGTGTCTGAACTAGAATCAATTCCTAAAATTTTAAGAACGATTACAGTATCTCCACCTGGATCTCCAGAAA